CGACGCGGTTCAGTGGGAGCTTCCTCTGGAGCAGCGGGAGGGGCGTCGGCTGCTTCAGCGCCGCCATCCATGCTCACCCATTCGATTATCTCGAACACGGGCGTATAGATGCGGCCATAGGACTTGTGATTGTAATGCTCTTTTTTGAGTTTTACAATCGGCACAGGCTTGGATTGGTCCTTCTCCACCTGCGTCGCAATAGCGAGCGCCAGAGCTTGAACCGCACGCTTACCGCCGACCGAAGTCACCGAATAGCGCGCTTCCATATCCTTGTCTTCACCAGACATGCACTTCAGCGACATGCCGACCTGCGTTTCCCAACCGCGCTTTGCCTGCGGCGGGGCAGGATCGAGTTCAGGCAACGGCGAGGACACCGGAACCATCTTCTCACCAAGCACTTCGCCATCACCCCAGCAGATGTAGCCATGCACGAAGCTGAACGGGTTGATAGCCCAAGTGGCGTCATCTTCCACTTCGGTCTGATCTGCCCCGAACACCCAGTGCCCGGTCTTGTCCATTTTGATGATGACCGTTCCAGCAGGGCCAACATCGGCCTCAATAGAACGCAGCGCCTTCGAAAGCGACTGAACGGTCGGAAGATTTGCGCCTGCAAAGTTTACCAGATTTGCCATTAGGTTACCCTTTCAAGGTTAGACCAGTTTACCAAGAGCGGCAGACAGTTGTTTGCCGATCTGCAACACCGCTGGGCGGGGATCATTCTCCGGTGCCAACGTGTTACCCGTTGAGACAGAAACGACCAGATCGCGCGGCAATTCGAGCTTGTGCTTCTTCAACACCTTCTCGACCTTGGCTGGGCTCAGCATGGAAGTTTCCATCAACTCATTTTCTTTTACACCCAAGTCACGCAAAGCGTCAAGCGCCGCGTCTTCATTAACCCACTGACGCGTCGCGCGCTTGGGGACAAGTTTGTAACCTGGCACCGCGACGCCTTCCTCAAGCATTTGAAACGCGAGAGCGCGCAAGTCGGCAAGCCATTGCTCCAACAACTCAGCATCCTCAAGCGCGGCGGCAATAGCCGTTACGTCGAGCGCCTGCACTGACGAGCGCAACGCACGGTCAACAGCGCCGGTCAACAGCGGGCAGATTGGCTTGGCCGCGCACCAGCGGCAATGGTCGCCCTTGGCCAACTCCGCGTTGGGTTGCAGCGCGCGCTTCACGGCACGAACCAGTTCATGCTCGAACATCTGGATGCGACGCGGCGAGGTCTCCCAGCGCTTCACATACGGCGGCTGCACGATGACGCACTCAATCTTGGTCGCACCCTCGAACACCCACTGCACTTCTTTGGTTCGCATGGCCGCAGCGGCGTAGAACATAGGTTGTGGGTTTTCCTCGACATCCACAGACACGCCGTCGCCAAACTTCCAATCAATCACATACGCAGTATCTCCAATGCGACCCAACAGATCAGCAGAACCAAACACGCCAGGTAGCACGTCTCCAAATCCAACGACGGTTTCACAGGCGTACTCCATCTTTTTGTCGGGGTCGATGTCATCCAGCGCCATCAACGCGGGCAAAAGTTTATTGTTGAGAAGGTTTTGGTCGAGAACAATACCCTCATAATAGAGCCCGACTGCGCTCTCTGGCGTCAGGCGTCCCTCCAAAATTTCGCTGATCGCGTTGTGCAGCAGCGTGCCCGTGTCGGCGTATTTGCTGGACGGCTTGGGCGGCATTTGTGCCACCAAGGCTACGGAGCCGGGGCAAGCGATAACGCGTTTTGCAGTCGAACCGCCTACAATATTTGAATGTTGAGCCATTGTCGAACCTTACTTGATTGAGTGACAAATCAGTGCTAGACAATCTTTTACGAATATGCAAGAGAATTTTTTATGAGTGAAAGCGAAGTCGAGAAACACTTGGCGTGGGTCGTCGCCCGCATGGGCGGCGTCACCTACAAGTTTAAGTCGCCCACGCAGCGCGGTGTGGCTGACCGGATCGTGTGCTTGCCCAATGGCGAGACGTGGTTCGTTGAGTTGAAGACCAAGGGCGGGCGGCTGGCCCCGCTACAAAAGTTATTTGCTGCGGACATGACCCGACTAGGCCAGCGCTATGCGTGCCTGTGGTCTATAGAACAGGTGGAGACATGGGCGAAACAACGCTGACCCTGCGGCCTTATCAAGAAGACGCAGCGGATTTCCTCTTTGGGCATGACCGCGCCATGATCCTTGCGCCGGTTGGCGCGGGCAAGACGGCCATCACGCTGACCGCCATGACGGAGATGATTGCCGAGGGTCACGTCAAGCGTTGGCTGGTGCTGGCGCCCAAGCGTGTGTGCACCGAGGTGTGGCCGGTCGAGCAGCCTAAGTGGGCGTTAGATTTTGACATCGCCATCGCGGTCGGGTCGCCCAAGGCGCGGCGAGCGGCGTTTGCGTCTGACGCGCCCATCGTCGTTATAAACTACGACAACATTCAATCGTTGACCGAAGACGATCTGGCGCAGTTTGACGGGATCGTATTTGACGAACTGACTAGAATGAAGAACCCCAGCGGCAAACGGTTCAAGGCGCTACTGAAGCAGATTGACCGGTTTCAATTCCGGTGGGGCTTGACCGGATCGTTTACGTCGAACGGCCTAGAAGACGTATTCGGCCAGTGCAAGATCATAGACCAGAGTCTGTTAGGCCGGTCCAAGGGCGCGTTTCTGCAACGGTACTTCGCGTGCATTAACCGCGATTTTGGCGAATGGGCGCCCGTTAAAGGGTCGCTTGAAAAGGTCATGGAGGCCATCCGACCGGCGACGTTCGTGCTGGAGCCTGGCGTTTACGCGGACAAACTGCCCCCGCTGCACGTCTTGGAAATGCGCTGCGACATGGCCGACCGCGCACCATATGAAAAGATGAAACGCGACTTCATGCTGGAACTGGGCACCGACGCGGTGATTGCGGCCAACGCCGCAGCGGTGACGAACAAGCTGCAACAGCTAGCGTCGGGGTTCGTCTACAACACCAAGACAACCGCCAGTGACCGCCCCGGCAAGTTCGACACAAAGCAGGACGCCGTTTGGTTCAGCAGCCACAAGTTCGACATGCTGGAAGAAATTTGGGAAGAGAACCAGCGCGCGCCGACCATCGTCGTCTACAACTACCAAGAAGAACTGGCCGAACTAAAGCGCCGCTTTCCAAAGGCGCAGACGATTGACGACAAGTCCGCCATCAATCGCTGGAATTTAGGCCAGATTTCCATGCTGCTGATCCACCCCAAGTCCGCTGGCCACGGGCTCAACCTTCAGCACGGCGGCAACAAGATCATCTTCCTGTCGCTGCCGTGGTCGCTGGAGCTATACGAACAGACTATTGGGCGCCTGCATCGCGGCGGTCAGACCTGCGAAGTCTGGTGCTACCTGTTGATCTGTAACAAAACTATTGACGAGCGTATTTGGGGAGCGCTACAAGATAAGCGCACTATATCAAATATTGCTCTAGAGGAGCTAAAGGCGTGAACTGGCGGGAATTGAACGACGTTCTTAATGGGCTAGACGAGCAGAAAATTTTAACGCTGCTGAAGGAAGAGCGGATTACGCGTCGCCGCGTAACCGTGATGACCCGCCTTCACCAGCGCTATACGATCCTGCGCGCCGCCCGCGAACGCCGCGAATTGCTTAACGATGCGGTTAAGCCATAGCCGACGCTTTAGCCTTAACTTCCTCAACGCGGCGGCCCCAGCCCTTGCCGAACGTATCCCAAGTCGGAAGTCTCTGAAGAAAATCCAGCCGCATGTCGCACAGGGCGTCAACTGTTTCTTCAGGGTTGCAGGACAAGATGGCTTCCATTGACTTAGGGCCAATAATGCCGTCAGCCGGAACGCCCGCAATCTGCTGAAGATACTTGGCCGCGCGCCCGACGCCGGAGTTGACCGCCAGATCGTAGGCTGCGTAGTCCACGCCAGAAGGTAATTCGTCACCCCTGATCTTGTCCCAGTATTTTGTCTTGTAAAACGGTTTGACAATCTCAGGCGTCAGCGCGCGCATTTCGGCTTCGGTCACGTCACGGTCAACGTATTCTTCCCAAGCGCGCTGGGTTACGCCCAAGTTGGTGCGCCCGCCAGGGTCTTTTGGGTGGTTCACGTAACCGCCTTCGTGCTTCAGCACCGCAGCAAAAGCCATTTCCCAATTGTCGTTCATTTTCCATCCCCTTTAAGCAGTTCGTTCTTGGCTTTAGAACCTGCCGATGAGCCAAAAAAGTAAGCAATGACGCCGGTAAACGCCGTCTGCAATGCGCCGAGCATCAGAAGAAGAGCCTCATTGCCGTTCTTGGGAACCCCGTAAATAAACATCCAAAACAGGATGCCGAAGAAGCCAATTGTGATTGCGGCCGCAAGTATCTTTGGAGTGTGGTCGCCGGTTTGGATTTCGCGATTGCGCGCGCTGTTACGGTCCCCTGCCGCAATCCGCTCAAGGTCGATCTCCAGTTCCGCCATGCGGACCTTGAAGTCGGCGTCGATCTGCTTGATGGCAGCAAGCTGGTCAGGCGTCGCGCTCTGCAAAGCTTTTGCAATGTCGGTTTCGGAACCGTTTTCATTTCCCAGCAGAACATTTGATAAAGTTTTTGCCGCAAGCCCCGCCAGCGGACCGCCCAGCGCCGTCGCAAGAGTAGGCGCAAGCTGGCCAAGCAGCGGCCCTGCTACCTTTAGAATATCCATTCTACCCCTCCTACTTAGATACGACGAAGATCGTCACGAACATCCCAGCTAAAAGAACAAGAATTACAAGCCCCGCCGCGCCATAAACCATCAGTTCGTGCATGGCCTCTTCGTGTTCCCTCTGGGCTTTCTCAGCGGCAGCCTTTTGCTCTTTCCTAATCTTGACCGTTTCGGCCATGACCCAATCCCA